GCTCCCAGGGACGCCGGAGCCAGCGGCGCCGGACTTGGGAGTGCGGGCTTCCAGCCCGCGCCGTCGCGGGAAAAGCGCGTGCAAGATGCACGCGCTCCCGACGGCGTTCCTGAACAGGCGCGCCAAGGGGTGCTGTTATGACCCCCGAACGCGTCCAATTCGGCCTGCGCCTGCTGCGCGAAACGGCGGAGCGGACCAGCATCGCCCGCGCGGCCGAGGCGATCGGCTACTCGCGCAGCGCGGTCTCGCTGGCACTGGCGGGCAAGTACGAGCGGGACCTCAAGCCCATGGCCGGAGCGGCGATCGCCCGGCTGGGGCGCGTGCGCTGCCCGCATCTGCGGATGGAGATCGCGGCGGAAGCCTGCGAAGGCCACCGCAGCAAGCCGATGCCGACCTCGGCGGCGGCGGCCTTGCGCCATTGGCAGGCCTGCCGGCGCTGCCCGCACAATCCTGTGGCTGACAGGAGGGCGACATGCCGGTGAGCCAGGAGGTGGCGGCGATCGTCGCCGCCTTGCGCCGCGCTGCGCCGGACGGCCTGTCGCCCGCGCAAACCGCCGAGATCGGCGAGCGTCTCGCCCGGCTGGCGCTCCGCATCGTTGTTTTGGAGGCCACGGCCGGCGGAGCGGTGATCGGGACCGCACCGGACACGTCCCGGCTGCGCGCGGAAGCCAAACAGGTAATCGACGCGGAGCTGCGCCGTGTCGTCAAGCAACACAGCGTGCGCCGCCGGATCGGCCGCGGCACGGGGCGGGGGTGAGCATGACCGACCTGCCGCGCCCGAGGATCGGCGATCGGGTGTCATTTCTGAGCGCCGACGGCGCCCCGGGTCGCGGCCAGGTGGCGAGCTATTGGGGGCCGGACGATGGCTGGCATTTGCTCCTGTCGTGCAATGGCCTCGGCTGGACGGTCGTGTCCTGGCGCGACGTCGTCGCCGTGCGCGGTGCCAGACAGAGAGCCGAAACGATGGAGGCAGTGATTTGACCGACTTGCTCTTGAGCGCGCACTGGCGCGCCGACCGCAAGGCGTTGTGGGTGCGCGACCATCTCGGTCACGACCATGGCGCGCTGACGGTGCTGCACAGCGAATCCTGCCGGGACCCGCTGGCGCGCTGCAACCGAGAGGTCCTGCTGGTGCGGGATGGCGCCGGCGTCGCCTACGGCCTGGCGCTGGCCGCGGATGGCAACACGATCGATTGCCTGGTGTCGCTGAGCGCGGCGCGTGCAGAGGGGCGCGGCGCACTTGGCGGCCAGCACACCGGCGGGATCACCCGCACCGAAACGATCCTGGCGACGGCGCTGGTCGCGCTCGCCGCCTGGGCCGAGAGCGAACTCAAAACCCGATGGGAGAAGAGCGATGGCGAGACGGAGAGCCGCGGCCACCGAGGCTGAGACCGTGCCGGTGCCGCAGTCGATGGACGAAGCCAACGAAATGATCCGGCGGCTGGGTCGTGATCAGCGTCAGTTGGCGCTGATTGAACAGGCGATGCAGGAAAGCGTCGAGGCGGCCAAGGCCAGCGCGGAAGCACAGGCCAAGCCGATCAAAGAGTCGATCCTGCGGGCCCTGAAAGGGCTGTCGGTGTGGGCGGCAGCGAACCGCGCCGTGTTGACCAAGGACGGCCAGACCAAGACCGCCAAGCTGGCGGCCGGCACGGTGGCCTGGCGGCAGAAGCCAATGAAGGTGAGCCTGAAGAAGGTCGAGGATGTGCTCGCGGCGCTCAAAGAGCGGCGCCTGCGCCGCTTCATTCGCACCAAGGAAGAGCCGGACAAGGAGGCCATGCTGAAGGAGCCGGAGGTGGCCCGCGGCGTCCCTGGCGTGTCGATCGGCCGCGGCGGTGAAGGGTTCTATGTGACGCCGGCCGAAACTGGCGTCGAGTTGGCGGAGTGAGGCGCGTGCAAGATGCACGCACCCCCAGTGGCCTCGCGGGAGGTTGACCATGGCACGAGCAACGACCGATCAGCGGCGGGCGGACCTGGCGAAAATCCACGCGCTGAAGAAGCAGCACGCGGTCGACGACGACAGTTACCGCGCGATCATCGCCGGGCTCTCTCGCGGCGCCACGGTTTCGTCGGCCGATCTGGATGCGCACCAGCGGCGCGCGCTGATCGCCCGGCTGAACGCCTTTGGTGGTGGCCACCGACCGCGCTACCGCGACAGCCAGACCTACCGGATGTGCCGGGGCATGTGGATCGAGCTGTGGCGCGCCGGCGCGGTGGAAGACCGCCGCGACGGGGCGCGGGACGCCTTCATTCGCCGGCAGACCGGGCAGGAGGTCGGCGCGCTCGACAACGCGCCTTGGACGCGCGTGATCGAAGCGCTGAAGGCCTGGGCCAAGCGCGCCGAAATCCTCGGCCCCGAGGGACGGGTCGAGAGCTGGCGGCTGTGGGAGACGGATACCGCGCGCGCGGCACAACACGAGGTTCTGGAGATGTGGACGCGCCTCGCCGCGGCGGGTGTGATTTACAACCCGCGGCGCGCGGCCCTGAACATCTGGCTGCAGAAAGCGGTTACCGGGAATTACCGGGGCGTCTCGCAATTGGCGCCGGGCGAGGCCCGCGAAGCGCTGAGGAAACTCGCTGCGATGGAAAACGAGAGGCACTGACAGATGGTTCGGATGCCCGAAAAACCAGGCTATCTGTGGGCTGCCGACCGGTGGGTCGCTTGGCCGGGCGTCCTGCACGAGATTCACGAAATCCTGGGCACGCGCCTAACCCTGCGTTTCCTCGATGCCTTCGGCGGCGGCATGGTGATCATCCCCGAGACCCTGGGGGCGCGCTCGCAGTTACGCGCCGTGCTCGGCGACCAGATCGCCGAGGAGCTGGTGCGGCGCCTGCACGGCCAGGTGCCGGAGCGCTGCCCGATCCCGACCGGCGACAGCACGCTGGTCTATGCGGTGGCGCGGCAGATGCGCGCCGCTGGCTTTTCCTACCCGCAAATTCGTCAGCATCTGTGCCGGCGGTTCCGCATTCGCACAGCGGAACGGACCCTGCGCAAGGTGTGCGAAGGGGTGCAGCCCGGCCGGACCCAGCCGCAGCTACCGATGGTGAAATGGCGCCGGCAGAGCAAGCCGCCGCGCCCCGCGCCTTTGTTCGAGGAGGCCGGCATCGATGGCTAAGCGCGGCGCCGAAAAACCGGCATGGCTGACCGACCGCGAACGGATTGCAACAGCGCACCGCAAACGCTACCGATGTCTGAGGTGCGGTGCACCGCCAGACATGGGCTTGGTGCTTCTGTGCCGGGATCTCGTGGCGCCGTTCCCGACCGAGCTGCGCAACATCCGCCGCTACCTTGCCGAAAGCCGGCGAGCGGAGGCGGAAGAACTGGTCCGGCGCGTGGAGCGTTTCGCCCTGCTCGGGCGAAAGGGGGCGGCGTGAGACCGGCGGCCCTGCTGGCGCTGACGGCGTCTCTTGCTGTGGCGCCGGCTCTGGCGCCGGTGCCGGCCAGCGCCGAGGAGACCCTTGCGAGCACCATCGCCGCCGACGTGCTGCGCGTCATCGACGGCGATACGATGGCTTGGGGTTGGTCCGGCCGGCCAAGCCAACCCCGGACCGTCGTCCGTGCACATCTGTGGCTGGGTCAGACGCTAGAGGTGACCGTGCGCGTCGCCGGCGTGGACACGCCGGAGCCGCGGCGTCCGCAATGCGCGCGCGAACGGGCGTTGGCAGACCGGGCGACCGCCTTCACGCGGGTGTGGACGGAGATGTGCGGGCAGCGGGTCGAGCTGCGCGCCGTCCAGCGCGGCACCTGGGCCGGGCGCGTCGTCGCCGAGGTGTATTGCCAAGCCGGCGGCGATCTCGGCGGCCAGCTTCTGTTTGCCCAATTGGCGCGGCCCTATGACGGCGGCCGGCGGGGAAGCTGGTGCGAGTGAGGGGGGAGCGAAAGAAAGGGCTGTGGCGTGGAGGAAGGGGGCGGAGAATAGTGGTGCTAGCTGATTATCCTCCCCGCACCGACACGATCTCGACCAGAGACCTACTCGCGTAGCACGAACGATGGATGTCAATAAATGAGTGTGTCGCCGGTAGTCATACTATTCCTATACCATTTCCCCGTTCTATCCGGAGATAGTTAGCGACTGACGCAGGCTGATTGCATATTATTATGCATAATACGCCCCCTGGCTGCGTCATGGAAGCGCAGAAGATGGCTGCCCAGGCCAAAACATGCGTCATAAAAACACAGGTACCTTACGGCAAAACGCACGTGTCCTTGACTCCAGGACGGAAGACAAGCAACACTGCTTACGCCGACAAACATGGGGGACGCCTAAGTACGTGCTTGGGCTGGACCGGGGTATCTCGATGAGCTCACCTGGCCGCAGCAGCGATAACGTAGACATTCTGTCTGCCCGATTAGCGCAAAAGGTTTCGTGTCCGCTGGCAATCGAGCCTGTTGAAGACAACCAGCACTGCACAGTCAGCAGATGGACTGTTGCAGACCTCGACCAGCTGGCACGGATCGTGGCAATCATCGCGATGGGGCAAGCTTCGCATGCGGCTGAAATTATAAATGAACTCAAACCATTTCACCCGGCTGTAGTCGGGGCGGATTATAAGAGCGCAGCGAGGCGGAAGCTCACGGTTTCGGCAGGAACAAAGGACCAAGAAGAGAAGCGGAGAGACCAGAGGGATGGATTGATCTTTGAGGCAATTTCGTGGGTCGCCACCCAGCTGATGGCAAATGGGGAGGTTCTCTCCAAAGCACCTCATCTAAGCCCCACAACCCAAGGACTCGATGGCCTGTCAATTGAGTTTGATGCAAAAGCATGTCAAGTAAGGCAGCTTACTATCTTAGAAGACAAGTGCACGAAACACCCACGAGATACTTTCGCGCGAAAAGTTATACCGGAGTTCGAAAAATATCATGCGGGAATAAGGGCAACTGAGTTACTTGACGCAGCTGCCGCATTGTTAGAGAAGGCGGGTCTTAAGGGTACCATGGCAACTGAAGCGGCTAGTCGTTCTCTTCAGAAGACGTATAGAGCTTATCGTGCGAGCTTAACAGTAACGGCAAAATACGAGCAATCCAGGTACAGGAAGGACTTGTTCCGTGGGTATGAGAAGCTAGAGGGAATTGCGGCCAATCGCCGAATTGCAGCTACTTTAGTAACCTCCAACGATCTACGTGCTTGGTTCGACCAACTTGCATCTCGGGCCATAGCCTATATCGATAGCCTCCCAGCGGACGCTGACTGATGTTCGACCCTGACACAGCAGCTTTTCTGCGATCCGCCCCTGGATTGGCTGGCCTCGACCCGCACACCCTACCCGAGCGGCTGACTGCGCACTATGCTGAGCTTGTTGCGCGACGGCTTCGTGGAGCGACTGCCGCCAGCCCAGAAGAGATGGACGGCGAGGATGAGTGGCCTCTCGAACGGATAGCGGATACCTACGAGCTCATCACGTCGATTCACGACGATCCTAAGGTTCGTCGAGCCTCCGCGTTCGTCGCCGGAACGGCGCAGCAAATCTTGGCGCAGGCGGCTCAAGCCACTGAAGACGGCATAGAGAAGCCTATTCTGAGTCGTGATCGGGTAGACCCCAGTCTCTCAGCGGCGGTGCTCTTCCTTGCTGCCGAGCAATATGCGGATGCCCATGAGGCCGCCCAACGCATCCGAATTGTCGATCGGCAGCAAGAATTCGTCGCAACACTCCTTGCCGAGAGGGTCCAGGACTTCACCTCCGGAAAGTTGCGGCGAATTCTTTCGCGAGCGCGGAAGCGGACGCAAGAATTTCGCACACCAGAAGACCTGGAGGCGCGGGCTACCACAGCTTTATTCGAGGCCCTTCTAACTGGCGTCGAGCTGTTTGCCGCGGAAGTCTTATCTCGTCGAGCCCCCGAGACAGTCAGAGATCGTTTCGCGTCGGCACGGGCGGCGTTCTCACGCGTCCTGGAACTCTCGACCTCCTGGTACCAGTCTACTGAAACGGCCCCGTTGCTGACGACCTATCCAGGTCCGCGTCACCTTGCGGCACTGCTCCTTGCCGCATACGACGCGACGGCGCAGGCAGCCGTGACGAAGATTGATCCTCCAGGCGGGACCGACGGACGATTCTGGCGCAAATGGCTCCGGCATCGCGCAGCGGAAGCACCGTTCCTTTGGCCCAATCACGGTGCCGCCGTCGAGAAGCGATTTCACCATACTGGAACGTCCGCCGTGGTGGTGCTGCCAACCGGTGCCGGCAAGACCACGGTCTCCTGCCTCAAGATCGCCAGCGTCCTTGGTCAAAATAAAAGCGTAATCTTCATCGCACCGACGCATGCTCTCGTGGACCAACTCAAGGACGATCTTCAGAAGATATTTCCTGAGGATTTGCTCGGGTCAATCGTATCAAGCGACTTCGATCAAATGTTCGCCGTCGGATCTACACTACGGCAGATTGAGGTCATGACACCGGAGCATTGCTTGGCGTTGCTCTCCTATGCGCCCGAGATATTTGCTGAAGTTGGTCTACTGGTATTTGATGAATGTCACCTCCTCAGCGCAGAATCCGGGCTTCGCCGCTCCCTGGACGGTATGTTCTGCGTGCTTGCCTTCAATAGCGTCGCACCGGACTCTGACTTTCTCTTTCTGTCGGCGATGATCAAGAATGGTCAGGACTTCGCAAACTGGATCGAGCACTTGACAGGGCGACACTGCGTTTTCGTTGATGCCCTCTGGAAACCCAGTCGGCAGGCGCGGGGGGTTGTGGTTTACGAAGCGAGATCAATCGATGAGGTCAGGCGTGCCGCAGATCGAGTACAACGAGACATAGATACCGCTGCTGTTGTCAGGCGTGCCGCAACTCGAAAACAACAAGACATAGATACCGCAAGAAGAAAAACCCCAAAACCACTTGGAGCCGCCGCGAAACGCGAGTTGCTTGTAAAGCCATTCGCGTTATTCGGGTTACACCACAATTGGTTGCCCCACCGGTCTATAGATTTTAGAATTACACCTTTGCTCGGCCACAAAGTCGAGCTTTCTGGGAGCGTAAGAAGGAGAAACGTTCATTTGACTGGAAATGTCAACAAAGTATCGGCCCAGATTGCAGTGAAATCTGCGGAAGTGGGCGCAAAATGTATTATCTTCGTCAATAATAAGGGTCACGCTGTATCAACGGCAAGAAATATTGCGAGCGCCCTTGAGGATTCAGTAACAGCAAACGCGGACGAAGAAGCTCGATGGCAGGCCCTCGACGTTGAATTGGGTGAGCGTAAGCATTCGTTACTGACAGGTCCCGCATCAGCTGTCGCGCATCATGCGGGAATGCTTAAGCTTGAACGGGAGCTCTCGCAAAGCATGTTTCGCCGGAAAGACGGGGCGAAGGTCATTGTGGCGACCCCGACGCTTGCTCAAGGTCTCAATTTGCCTGCCCACCTGGCTATTCTTGCAAGCGACATGCGCATGGAAGAGGATGAACACGGGGATGATGATGATCGTACATTTGGAGAGGGACCGCGCAGGAGAAACTCGTCTAGGCAGCCACTTAGGGCGCATGAGATATTGAATGCGGCGGCGCGCGCAGGACGTGCTGGACACCTCGCGAATGGAGTGGTGCTTCTCGTTCCGGAAGAAATCCTTGAATTTAAGAATGCTAGGGCATTGGCACCGGATGCAGAGAGAAAACTACGCTCAATTCTCCCCGACGACGACCGGTGCATCGATATTATTGATCCGCTAGAGGTTATATTGGATCGCATCAGTGAGCCGGGGGGCGGCGATCCAAATACGGAGTATGCGTTAAATCGATACTCGACCGTGGCCGCATTGGAGGAGGGCGAGGCGGGGACAAGAACGCGTTTTTCAACCGAAAGATCGTTTGCAGCCTTCATGGCTTTGAGGCGAGAGACTCTTGCAGCATTCGACGGCAAGGTCGCGGCGTTGAAGACAGCTTTAGACCAGCGGATGAGCGAGTGTGGGGACCTGTCCGTCCTAGAACTAGCTGCTCAAAGTGGCGCATCGGTCACCGTCCTGACAAGCCTCCGCAATCGACTGGAGGCAACCCGTCAGGCCCTTCCCGTCTCAATCGCGGAATGGGTTTCCTGGACCTGTTCGTGGTTGGCTGAAGACGAGCAATCCCGGTCAGCACTCCTACAACGCGAGAGTCGCGAAATCCTCAAGACGATTGGGCGGAAAGAGAATGCACCGTTCTCTGGAGATGCCATCAGCACGTTGTGCCCAGGGCTGCTCGCATGGATTTCAGGAAAGCAGCTCATTGACATTGAGCGTGCCCTTGGTGGCGATCCCAAGGACAAGAAACAACTTGAATGCCCGAGAGCAAGACGACTGATCACACGCTTGGTGCCGATGGGGATCACCTATGTCATTGGATTGGTGGCGAAAACAGCACAAGATGTGCTCGCAGATGCGGACAACAGCCTGACTGCGCCAGCCGTCATTGGATGCTTACATACGGCCGTGAGGCGTGGCTTCGACACGCCCGCCAAAATCGCCTTCGCAGAAACCAGGAAGGGCATACTGGGTCGCGTTCAACTTCACCGGGCGTTTGAAGTGGAAATTGGTGATCGGCTTAGCTTTGAAACTTCCGATGACTATGCCTCCGTCCTCGCAAAAATGCGCACCATTATTGCTAATTGAGACTCGTGGTCGAACCTGTCGTTCCGCATACCGGGTTGGTTGGCGGTCCTTCGGAAGCGCAGCGTCTGGAGGAGGCGGTCGAAGACGATGCCTAGGCGCGTGCAAGATGCACGCGCTCCCAGTACGGCCAACAAGCCGGCTCAAATCGGCGCACGCCAGTCTCTAGGCTCCGGTCCCGTCTCCGCACCAACCCCAAGCAACGGACGGGCCCCTTGCCATGACGATCGATTTTGCACCGGTCCTGCAGGCCGTGGTGGGCGTGGTGGCGCTCGCCGCCCTGCATTACGGGCGGAAACTGATCAACGTCTTCGCCGACAAGATCGGCATCGAAAAAGACGACCGGGTCAGAGCCTATCTGAACGAGGCCGCCTTCAACGCCATCGAATACGGCTACCGCGTCGCCTTCGACACGGCATCCGAGCACGCACCCAAGCTGGACGTGCGCAATCAGGCGCTCGCCGTCGCCGCCGACTACATGCGCGACCGCGTGCCGGACGGGCTGCGGCATTTCGGACTGGACCGTGATGGCGTCCTCAAGCTGCTGGAAGCCCGCGCGCCCGCCGACGGCGTGACCAAGGTTCGAAGCACGGTGAGCGCATCATGAGCGCACGCCCAGCCGAGCCGCTGCCCGGCGTCACCGGGCGGGACCTCGAGGTGCTCGCCCAGACGCTGTGGGGCGAGGCGCGCGGTGAAGGTCGGCGCGGGCTGATCGCCGTGGCGTGGGTGATCCGCCACCGCGTCGCGCTGGCACAGGCCGGCACGACGACCTGGTGGGGCGATACGGTCGCCCATGTCTGCCAGGCGAACTATCAGTTCTCGTGCTGGCTGGAAAGCGATCCCAACCGGGAGAAGATGCTCGCAGCCAGTCTCGACGATCCGCTGTTCGTCGATTGCTGGTACGTCGCGCTCGATGTCTGCGCCGGGCGGATCGCCGACCCGGTGCCGGGCTGCACCCACTATCTGGCGCCGGGCGCACGGCCGAAATGGGCCCGCGGGCTGACGCCGGCGCACAGGATCAAGAACCACCGCTTCTTTAAGGATGTGCCCTGACCGGGGCCGAGAAGGCGAGACGAAAATGGACTGGATGTTGGTGATTGCGGCCGTCGGCACGGGGATCGCCGTGTTGGGGGTGATCAACACCGCCGGATGGTTCGTATTGAACGCGGTCTTCGTGCGCAAGGCCGACCTGCCGCGCTTCTTGGCGCCGGTCCATGAGGAGCTGCACCAGCTCAAGGTGCAGCGCGACGACTGGATCAAGCGTCACGAAGACCTGCACCGCGGCATGGCCGAGCAGATGCACCGCCTGGCCGAACGCCTATCCAACCTGCCGACCACGCGTGAGCTGGCGGAAGCGCGCGTGGAAATCGCCAAGGTGACCGGCGAGGTGGCCAAGTTCGAGCGCCTGCTGCAGCAGGTTCAGGGACCGCTGCAACTCCTGATCCAGTACCACCTGCATCACGAGACCGGCCGGCTCGTGCCGCCGGGGGCCGCCGGAGGCGATGATGGCGAGCTTTAATGCGCTGCTGCACGCGCACCAGCGCCTGTGTATCCTGCGCGCGCTCGCCGGCAGCGACGGCTATGCGGCCAACGAAAGCCTGCTGCAAGGGCATCTCGAAGCCTATGGCATCGCCGGCAGCCGCGACGTCTGCAAGACGCAGATGCACTGGCTGGCCGAGCAGGGTCTGGTCACGCTGACCGACCGGCAGGGGCTGCTGGTCGCGACCATCACCAATCGCGGCCAGGAGGTCGCCGAAGGCCGCGTGACCGTGCCCGGCGTGCAGCGCCCTTCCCCGGACAGCCTGGCCCGCGCGCTGCTCGGCGGCCAGGGCTGAGCCGCCCATGGCTTGGAGCGCCGACACGCGCCTGGCCGTGCGCCAAGCCTATGTCTTCGACCGGCAGTCGATGGAGGCCGCAGCGCTCAGCCACGGCGTGCCGCCGGCAACCGCCAAGCGCTGGAAGGCCGACGCCAAGGCCGACGGTGACGACTGGGATCAGGCGCGCGCGGCGCATCGGCTGAGCAGCGGCAATCAGGGCCTGCTGATCCAGGCTTTGCTCGAGGACTACACGCATCTGCACCAGGCGACGCAAACCGCCCTGCGCGGTGCCGTGAACCAAGACCCGCTGAAGGCGGCCGAAGCGTTGTCCCGGCTGGCCGATGCCTTCACCAAAGTGATGTCGGCGGTGGGCAAGGCGTCGCCGGAGGTCTCGCGGCTGGCGCTGCTGGCGGACTTCGTGCGCGCGCTGATCACCTTCGTCAGCGAGCGGTATCCGGATCACCAAGAGGCCTTCGCCGAAGTGCTGGAGCCGTTCGGTCAGCATCTGTCGCGGAAGTACTCGAAATAACGGCCGACCGGTCGGCGGCGTTCCCACGGTTCGGACAAAACACTGTATTAGCCACAGATGAACTCAGATGAACACAGATAGAAAAGATGCTCCGATGACCGAGACGAAACCAGGAGTCTTCAGGCCGTCGCCTTGTCGGCCGTTTCAGCTTTTGTTTTATCTGCGTCCATCTGCGTCCATCTGTGGCTGAGTTTAACAGGCGCGGTGCTGCCATGATCCCGGACCCGCTCAGCCCGCGCGCGTTCACGGCCGTCGTACGCGAGCACGTCGCGGCCTTGCGTCAACGCATCGAGGCCGACGTCTCCGGCCTGCCCGACGACAAGGCGTCGGTGCAAAAGCGGCGCAAAGAGACGCTCGCCGATTTCCAGGCCTTCTGCCGGACTTACTTTCCGCACTACATCACCGGTCCGCCGTCGAAGCTGCACCTCTATCTCTATGAGCGCTTGCCGGCGTTGGCGGCCTCGAGCGAGGCCGAGCGCGACGCCATAGCCGCTCCGCGCGGCGAAGCCAAGTCGACTCTATGCGCGGTCCTGTTTCCGCTCTGGCTGCTCATGGGCCGGCGCAAGAAATTCATCGTCCTGATCCAGGACGCGCTGCACCAGGCCACGCTGACGCTCGCGGCGATCAAAGCCGAGCTGGAGGCGAACCCGCGCCTGGCGGTGGATTTCCGCAAAGAGGTCGGCGCCGGCGCGACAGCTTTAAGTGCGTCCGGCCGGCCGGGCCAACCCCGGACGTGGCAAGAAGCGGATATCGTCACCGCCGGCGGCGCACGTGTGATGGCGCTCGGCTCCGGCAAGCGCCTGCGCGGCCTGCGCCACGGTCCGCACCGGCCGGACCTGGTCGTGCTCGACGACATCGAGAACGACGACAATGTGCGCACGCCCGACCAGCGCGACAAGCTGGACCGCTGGGTCGACACCGCCGTCGCCGGTCTGGGCGGCGCCGGCGCCAAATGCGACATCGTCTATGTCGGCACCATCCTGCATTACGACAGCGTCCTGGCGCGCAAGCTGCGCCATCCGCTGTGGACGGCGATCACGTTCCGGGCGATCGAGGTTTGGCCCGCGCGCATGGATCTGTGGGAGCGCTGGGAAGAGCTGCTGCGCAACCAGGGGGCCGCCGTCGCCGACGGCTTCTACGCCGCCAACAAGGCAGCGATGGATGAAGGCGCGGTGGTGTCGTGGCCGGAGGTGCGGCCGATCCTGGCGCTGATGAAAAAGCGGGTCGAAGTCGGGCAGCGGGCCTTCGACAGCGAGTTCATGAACGATCCTGTGAATGTTAGCGAAGCGGTTTTCGGCGGTCTCCAGTTTTGGGTCGCGCCGTCGCGCGACTGGCTCTTTTTCGGCGCCTGTGATCCCAGCCTGGGCAAGGCCAACAAGGGTCGCGACCCGTCGGCGACGCTGGTGGGTGGCCTCGATCGTGAGACCGGCGTGCTCGACGTGGTCGAAGCGCTGATCCGCCGGCGCCTGCCCGACGCGCTGATCGAGGACATCATCGATCTGCAATTGCGCTACCGGTGCCAGCGCTGGGCGATCGAGACCGTGCAGTTCCAGGCCTTCTTCGCGAGCGAGCTGGTCAAACGCAGCGCCGCCAAGAAAATCCCGGTGCCGGTGGTGTCGGTGGAGCCGCACAAAGACAAGCAGCTCCGCATCGAGGGGCTGCAGCCGCACGTGGCCAACGGATTGATCCGGGTGCGCGCCGACCAGACGACGCTGTGCGAGCAGCTCCGCCACTATCCTGCGGCCGATCACGACGACGGCCCGGACGCGCTCGAGATGCTGTGGACCCTGGCCATGGGGGCGCGCGCCGGTGTCGGCTACCGCGGCGGCGGCGGACGGGACCATGCGTCGGCGCTGGGGACGTGGGGCGGCCGGCTCAAACGCTGGACGGGGAGTTGGTAGACGGGGGCGCGAAAGGCGCGTGCAAGATGCACGCGCTCCCAGTGGCGTCGGTGCCGGCGGCTCGGGAATTGGGAGTGCGGGCTTCCAGCCCGCACCTCGGCAAGCGATGGCGCGTGCAAGATGCACGCGCTCCCAATGGGCGCCGGACCCTGCGGCTCGGGAATTGGGAGTGCGGGCTCCCGGTCACGGCGATCTTGGTGAAAGGTTAGGCCATGGCACTGGTCGATCAGTACGGACGGCCGTTTCCAACTCGGAAGCACCTCACCACGGCGGTTGCGGGGCCGAGCCTGACCGGCGTGCGCCAGGCCTGGTCGGGACACCCGTCCAAGGGCCTGACGCCCCAGAAATTGGAGCGGATACTCCGGGAAGCGGAGGACAATGATCCGATCCGGTATTATGAGCTGGCGGAGGACCTGGAGGAAAAGGACTGGCATTATGCCAGCGTGATTAGAACCCGGAAGCTGGCGGTGGCACAACTCGATCTGTCGGTCGAAAGCGCGTCGGACAACACCGACGACGTGCGCAACGCCGATTTGGTCCGCGCCTTCCTGGCGCGCGACACGGTCGAGCAGGAGGTGGTCGACATCCTGGACGCCCTGGCCAAGGGCATTTCGTTCACCGAGATCCTCTGGCGCTTCCAGGCCGGCCAGTGGCTGCCGGACCGGCTGGAATGGCGCGACCCGCGCTGGTTCCTGTTCGACCGCGCCGACATGACGACGCCCAAGCTGCGCGACCACCAGGGGCAGCCGCTCGATCTGCAGCCGGGCAAGTTCATCGTGCACACACCGTCCCTCAAGTCGGGCATCCCGGTGCGCGGCGGCCTGGCGCGTCTGGCGGGGTGGGCCTGGCTGTTCAAGTCCTTCACCGTGAAGGACTGGGTCATGCTGGCCGAGACCTTCGGTCATCCGCTGCGCCTGGGCAAGTATCCGGCGGGCGCGAGCGATGAGGAGCGGGAGAAGCTGTTCCAGGCGGTGCAAAATCTCGGCACCGACGCGTGCGCGGTCGTGTCCGCGGATATGGTGGTCGAGTTCGTCAACGCGCAGTCGACTCAGGTCTCCAGCGACCTCTACCGCGCGCTCTGCAGTTACATCGACCAGCAGATCTCCAAGGCGGTGCTGGGCCAGACCGCCACCACCGACGCCATCTCCGGCGGTCACGCCGTCGGACAGGAACACCAGGAAATCCGCGAGGATATCGAGCGCGCCGATGCCAAGGCTTTGGCCGCGACGCTCAATCGGGACCTGGTGCGCCCGATGATCCTCTTGAATTTCGGCGAGCCGGCAGCCGGCTTTCCACGCATCGTGATCGGCCGGCCGGAGAGCCTGGACATGGCGACGCTGGTGCCGAGCTTGACGCAGCTTGTGCCCATGGGCCTCAAGGTCGGCATGTCGGATATCCGCGACCGCCTTGGCCTGCCCGAGCCGGACCCCGACCAGGAAGTTCTGGTGGCGCCGGTGACGGTGCCGAACAGCGCCACCGACCCGTTCGGCGATCCCAGGAATGTGGGCGGCTATGGCGGGCCCAACGGCACGCGCAACCGGGCCGATGCGACCCAGCATCTAGGGTCTCGAGCCGGGGTCGACACACCAGCCCTTGCGTTGCACGGGCGCGAGACCACCGACATGGAGGATTTGGTCGGTGCCCTTCTGGCCGACGGTCCGGAGATCGGCCGCGCCATGGAGGAGGCGATCCTGCAGGCGGTGGCCGACGCGTCGGGGTTCCATGATCTGGTCGATCGGCTGATCCGGCTGGCCGGCGAGGATCGGCCGGACGCCGCCCCGGTCGCCGCGGCGTTGCGCAATCTGGGCTTCGCGGTGCGCGTCGCCGGCCGGCTGGGCGAGGATTTTCGGTGAGGCGGCGCGTGCAAGATGCACGCGCTCCCAGTGGCGTCGGTGCCGGCGGCACGGGGATTGGGAGCGCGGGCTTCCAGCCCGCGACGGTGGAGAAGATAGAGACGCGTGCAAGATGCACGCGCTCCCGATCTGGGTTCGTTAGGTGAGTGATGGCCGACGTCGTCCCGTTCAAGGTGCCGCCTGCCGAGGCGATCCGGTTCTTCGAACAGAAGACCGGCCGGCGGATCACGTGGTCGTACCGGGACATGGCGGCGGAAGAACACCTGAAGGCGTTCACCGTCGCCAAGATGGTCGACACCGGCCTCTTGAACGACACCTATGACGCACTGCTGCAGGCCCTGCGCGAAGGCCAGACCTTCGAGCAGTTTCGCGCCAACATCGAGCCGAAGATGCGCGCCAAAGGCTGGTGGGGACGGGTGACCGTCACGCTGCCCAACGGGACGCCCCACGTCATCCAGCTGGGATCGGTGCATAGGCTCAGGAGGATCTTCCGCACCAACATCACCCAGGCGCTGAGCATCGGGCAGTGGGAGCGTATTCAGCGACAAAAGGCGATCCGGCCCTGGCTGCTCTATCAGGGTATCCTGGACAGCCGTATCCGCCCACAGCACCGATTGTGGCACGGGACGCTGCTGCCGGTCGATCACCCGTGGTGGGACACGCATTTTCCCCCGAACGGCTACAATTGCCGCTGCTCGGTGGTGCAGCTCTCCGACGGCGACATCCGCCGGCGCGGTCTGACGCCGACCACGGATCCCGACGACACGCCGATCCTGCACGATGTCCGCGGCGTCGGCCTGGTCACCCTGCCGCGCGGGGTCGACTACGGTTTCGACACCAATCCGGGCAAGGCGCATCAGCAGCAGCTGGACCGCGGCCAGGCGCAGCGTGACGCGCGACGCGAGGCCCTTGAGGCGGCGCTCCTGGGCGCCCTCCAGGGGCTGCTCGCGGTCGAGGACCCCCCGCCCCATGATCTGGTCACACAGACATCGGCTTGGGGCTGCTCGCTCCACGGCCACTAGATCGCCGCTGAGGCCGGTCCGTGTGCAGTCGGGCTGTCGGGTGCGCACAGGTCTCGGGACCTCACTTTACCCCCGTTACACCCCCGTTACCGGCGCTGGATTTCGGCCGTTGCCGAACCCTGTGCGTCTCGCACGCGCGGGACGCATAAGTTTCTGGTTTGTTCACAATGTACGGTGCGGCCAACAATCCGGCTCAAAATGCGGGATCAGTCCGGCGCAAAGTCGCCCTCATCCCGAGGCGAGACCCGATCCCCATGCTCCAGATCGCGACCCATACCGTCGGCGTGCCGGCCGACCCGCCGAGCGAGGTGCAGCTTCTGCCGCTGGGCCACGTGCAGGGCGCCGATCGGCGCGCCTACACGGTGGCGGATGCCGGCGCGATCATCCGCGCCAGCCAAAGCCTGATCGACGGCGAGAAGCTGCTGATCGATTACGGCCACGCGCTGTTCCGTGACGGGCAAGCCGACGGCGCCGAGATCGCCGGCTGGATCACGGCGCTGCACGCCCGGCCGGATGGCATCTGGGCCTCGGTCACTTGGACCGACACCGCGGCGGCGAAGCTGCGCGAACGGTCCTACCGGGGCATTTCCCCGGCCTTCGAGCACGACAAACAACACCGCGTCCTGCGGATCGTTGGTGCCGGGCTCACCAACCGGCCGAACCTGCCGATTGCGGCACTCAATACCATGGAGGGGGCTGTGCCCGACACGCCAGAGAAGAGCCTGCCTACCCGTCTGGCCGATGCGCTCAGCCTGCCTGACGCCGCATCGGAGGACGAGCTGCTGAGCGCCGTTACGGCGCACCGCGCCAAGGCGGAGGCCGCCGAAGTCGCGCTGCAGACCGAAACCGCCGCGCGCACGGGGCTGGAGGAGACGGTGACCGCGCTGCAGACGCGCGTGACGCAGCTCGAGACCGCGCGCATCACGGCCGAGGTCGATGCACTGATCCAGGCCGAACGGGCCTTGCCGGCCGAGCGCGAGACGCTGATCGCTATGGCCAGCCGCATGCCGGAATACTGGGACAAGCTCAAGCGCGAGCGTCCGAAGCTGGTCAATCTGGGACCGTCGGGCGCCACGGCCGCACCGCCACCGGCGGACGGCGCCGCCGGCGGTCAGCCGAATTTGGGGGCGACCGAGCTGGCGCTGTGCGCGGCCATGGGCATCGCTCCGGATGATTTCGCCGCGAGCAAGCGGGTCGTCGCCACCATGAGCGAGAGGGCGTAACATGCCGCTGTCCGCAGACCGCAACACCGCAGCGCGCGGCGAGGATTTGTTCGCCTTCGCGCTCGCGGCCAACACGACCCTCTACGCGGGCGCCATGGTGGCGCTGAACGCCGGCGGCTACGCCGTGCCGGCGAGCGCCGACGCCAGCCTGCGCGTCGTCGGTCGCGCCAACGGGCGCGCCGACAACGCCAACGGTGAGGCCGGCGATGAAACCATCGCCGTCGAAGCGGGCGTGTTCCGCTGGAAGAACGCCAGTGCCGCGGACGCCATCGATTTCACGCATGTCGGTCACACGGTCTATGCAGTGGACGACGAGACGGTCGCGCTGACCTCGGCGAACGGAACCCGTCCGGTCGCCGGCGTGGTCATGGATGTGGACACGGTCGGGGTGTGGGTGCGCTCCGGCCTGCCGCACACCGGCAGCCAGATCACCCTGGCTGGCCCGTTCACCAAGACGCTGACCGGGATCAGCTCGCCGATCGCGACCGGCGTCCAGGCCAGCGACACCTTCACGGTCGCCGGCATTCGGGCCACCGACCGGGTCATCGGCGCGCACGTGTCAGGGACGCAGCCCGGCGCCATCCATGATGTCAGCGTTTCCGGCGCTGACGAAATTACCGTCCGGACCGACGCCATCACGGAGGCGACCTTCGCCACGCCGCCGGTGGTGACCTTTCATATTGTCAGGGGTGCCGCGGCATGATCATCAATCAAGCCAATCTGCTGACCATCTATACCGGCTTCCGGACGGTCTTCAACCAGGCCTTCGAGCAGGCGCCTTCGCAGTACGAGCGCGTGGCGATGACGGTGCAGTCATCGACCAAGCAGGAGACCTATGGCTGGCTGGGGCAGAGCACGCGCTTCCGCGAATGGCTCGGCGAGCGCGTCATTCAGAACCTGCAGGCGCACGACTTTACGATCAGGAACCGGTCTTTCGAGAACACCATCGGCGTCAACCGCGAGGACATCGAGGACGATCAGTTCGGTGTCTACGCGCCGCTGTTTTCCCAGCTCGGCATGGACGCCAAATGCCACCGCGACGAGCTGGTGTTCGAGCTGCTCAAGGCCGGGTTCGATACCACCTGCTACGACGGCACGCCGTTCTTCGGCAGCGCCCATCCGTATGTCGACCGGGCCGGCAAGGCGAAGACGCAATCCAACACCGGCGGCGGTTCGGGCACGGCCTGGTACCTGATCGATGCGTCGAAGATGGTCAAGCCGATCATCGTGCAGATGCGGAAGGACTACAATTTCGTCAGTCTCGACCGAGAGACGGACGAGAACACCTTCTTCCGCAAGCAATATGTCTACGGCACCGATGCCAGGCTGAATGTCGGCGTCGGCTTGTGGCAACTCGCCTATGCGTCCAAGCAAACGCTGGACGACACCAATTTCTGGGCCGCGATCCAGGCCATGCAATCGGTCAAGGGCGACAGCGGCAAGCCGCTGAACATCCGCCCGACGCTCCTGGTGGTGCCGCCGAGCCTGGAGCAGAAGGCGCGCGAACTCTTGGAGAGGGAGCGCAACGCTGCCGGCGAGAGTAATATTTTGCGCAACCGGACGGACCTACTGGTCACGCAGTGGCTGGATATCTGAGTTCCAGAGGACGGAGGACAGAGGACGGAATTCCCGAGCCGCCGGCGGCGGTGATGGTCGGTCAGTAGGGGGGCTGAAGGAAACGTCCCCGGAATGCCGGCCGGAGCCAAAGGCGGGCTGACGTCCCGGCGGCGGAGCCCGGGGCCGCTTTCCGGTGAGCGATATCACCGGACCCGTTTCGGCCGTGCGGCCGTCCGAGGTGGTTATAGGTGACTTTGAGCGGGGCAAACAGAACCACACAAAAACTGAAGGAACCGCTTGTGTCGTTGCGCCACGCCCTGCGCAGCGCGCTGACCGAAGCGTTAAATCGGCGCTTTCCGGTGAGCGACATCACCGGGCCAATTCAATCACGCGGGCTTCCAGCCCGCACATCGGCAAGCAATGGCGCGTGTAAGATGCACGCGCTCCCGGGCTTGGGGTTGGTCCGGCCGGCCCCCTTCCAACAACTTGGCCCAACCCCGGACTAAGGACGCTCGGAAGAGCGGTCACTCTGGCGAGCTGCACCATGGCCTACGCGACCCTGGACGATCTGCTGAAGTTCGCCTCGACCGAGCGCTTGGTCGAGTTGACCGACCGCGCCGAAACGCCGACGGGCGCGATCGACCAGACGATCATCGACCAGGCGCTCGAGGACGCTACCGCCGTGGTCGACTCCTATCTGGCCGCGGCCGACTATGTCCTGCCGCTGGTTCAGGTGCCACGGGCCCTGCGCGGCGCGACGGCGATCATCGCCTATTACCGGCTCCATGTGGAGCACGTCCCCGACAAGGTCGCCGAAGACCACAAAGCCCAGCTCCGGTGGCTGGAAATGGTGGCCAAGGGCACCGTGAAACTCACTCTGCCAAGCTCCGGCGCCGACGCGCCGACGACGGGCGGCACGGTGCGCTCGAGCGGTCCAGCGCGGGTGTTCACCCGCACCAGCCTGGATGGCTGGTGATGGTTGCGCTGCGCGTCACAGCGGACACGCGCCGCTTCGACCATTTCCTGACCGCGCTGTCGCGCCGGCTCGACGACATGACGCCGGTGATGGAGAGCATCGGCGCAGCAATCGAGGCCGGCACCCGCTTGCGTTTCGACCGCGAAGCCGGACCGGACGGCAACCCGTGGCCGCCGTCTCTGCGTGCGCAAATCACCGGCGGCAAGACGCTGCAGGACACCGGGGCGCTCAAGAACAGCCTGGCCGTGGATGCCCGGCGCGACGTCGTCTTCGTCGGCTCGAATCTGATCTATTCGGCGATCCACCAGTTCGGCGGCGTCATCCGCCCCGTTCATGCGCGGGCGTTGGTGTTCCGGCTCGCCAGCGGCGAGATGGTCGTGACCCAGAAAGTGACCATGCCGGCGCGGCCCTATCTCGGTCTGGATGATGACGACGTCGCCGGCATCCGCGAGACGCTGGTGCACTACCTGCGCACGGGGGACACGCCATGATCGACCTGGCGGCCGCCGTGCAGACGCGTCTGACGGAGCAGGTCAGCGCCTTGCGTTCGGTGCACGACGCCTTGGAGTTTGCGTCGCTGACCGACAAGGGCGTGCTGCCGCAGCGGCTGCCGGCGGCGTTCGTGGTCTCGCTCGGCTGGGAAGCCAAGGCCGACGACGTGATGGGCGGCAGCCACGTCCAGGACCTGACCGACACGGTGTCGGTGATCGTGGTGGCGCGTCACGGCGGCGACCGCCACGGCGGCGCGGTGCGTGACGCGCTGACCCAACTGCGCAGCGCTGTTGTGACGGCCCTGGCCGGCTGGACGCCGGACGCCGCCACGGTCCGGCCGTTGGATTTCGTCTCGGGCAAGTTCGCCGGTGCCGGCGGCGGTGCCGGCTTCGACCACATCGTTTTTCGCACCCACTGGGATTGGGAGGGCTGACATGGGACGGGCGACCGGCGCCACGGCGCAGATGCTGCTCAAGGAAGAGACCGAGTACGGCACGGCGCCTTCGGGCAACTATAACGCCATGCGGTTTCTGACGTCGGACCTCGGGGCACAACAAAACCTGATCGCCGACGAGGTGCTCGGCACCTTCCGGCAGCCCTCGGACCCGGCGCGTGACGTCATCGAGACCAGCGGCACCATCGCCGTGCCGATCGATCTGCGCTTGATCGGCTGGTGGCTGAAAGGACTGCTCGGCGCTCCGGTCACGACCAACCCGTCGGACTATCTGCATACCTTTGTTGGCGCGGCGAATACCCTGCCAAGCCTGGCGATCGAAATCGGGCATACCTTGGTGCCGAAATATTTCATGAATGTCGGCTGTGTCGTCTCGCAGATGCAGCTGCAGTGGCAGGCCAGCGGCCAGGCGCAGGCCACGGTGACCGTGACGGCACAGAACGAAACGGCGGCGGACACGTCGGCCGGCGGTACGCCGGTCGATATGGGCTACCAGCGGTTTCATCAATTCCAGGGCAAGATCGACCGCGGCGGCGCGCCGCTCGGCAACATCGTGTCGGTCGATATGACCATCAACAACAATGTCGATCCGGCGCGCGTGATCCGTGCCGACGGCCTGATCGACGGCGTCGATCTCGGCAATCTGACCGCCACCGGCAGCTTGACCGCCCGCTTCGCCGACACGGTCCTGCACGATCTGGCGGTGGCCGACACGCCGGTGTCGCTGGCCCTGGGCTGGGTGATCGATGCCGACAAACAGCTCCTGATCACGATCCCCGAGGTCCATCTCGGCCGCGGCCGGCGGAACATCCAGGGCCCGGCCGGCGTCCAGGTCACCCATGATTTCCAGATCGCCAAGCCGGACGCCGGCGAGGCCTTGACGGTCGCGCTCTACAACGATGTTGCCGCCTACGCGTGAGGACCCAACAATGCTGAAACTCGACTTGAACCCGCAGCCGCGCTGGATCGAACTGCTGCCCGGCGTCTCGGTGCAGGTCCGGCCGCCCTCTTCGACCATCGTGCAGACGGGCCTGATGGCCCTGCGCGACGCCGAGACCGGCGATGGGGCGGCCGGGGAAATCCCGGAGGTCGCGGCCACGCGCGAAGTGCGCATGGCCAAGGCGGTGGCGGGCGCGGCCATCCTGGCCTGGACCGGCGTGGTCGGCCCGGACGGCAAGCCGGCCCCGGTCGACGCGGTGCATGTCGGCGCCCTGATCGATCACTACCCGGCGTGCCGCGCGTTCCTTGCCAGGTACGTCAACCCGGCCTTCGACGGGCAGGCTCTCCAGGCCGCCGAGGGGGAAGGCTCCGGCGCCGCGCCCGATGGCACTATGGCGGCGGCGCCGAGTATTGCCGACAGTGCCGCGCCAGCGGCGCCGACTGTCGAGGACGGTGCCCCTATGAAAAAGATCGGCCGCAAAGCGTCGCAGGACTAGAGGCCTGGGAGGCGGCCCAGGCCGGCGGCGCGCAATTGAGGATCGCCCCGTCTGGCCACGTGATCGGCTTTGATGCGGCCGGCGTGCTCGCCTTGGCGCGGGCCCGCGGGCTGGATGAGCGCGCGGTGGCGACGTTCTTGCCGGCGATCGAGGCCGGCCTGATCGAGGGGCTGAAGGACCAGGCCCTGGACGAAAGCGAGGACGCCGATGGTGGCGGGGCCGTAGGCGGATAGGCGCGTGCAAGATGCACGCGCTCCCAAGCTTGGGGTTGGTCCGGCCGGCGCGGGGATTGGGAGCGCGACCATCTTGGTCGCACTAACGATGAAGAGGCGCGTGCAAGATGCACGCGCTCCCAAGCTTGGGGTTGGTCCCGGCGGCGCGGGGATTGGGAGCGCGACCATCTTGGTCGCACTAACGATGAAGAGGCGCGTGCAAGATGCACGCGCGCCCAGTGGATCGGGAGCTTTCGGTGGCCGAATACCGGGTCTTCGTCAAGGTGGAGGTGGAAGGCGCGGGCCAGGCGCGCGCGTCGATCCTCTCCATTGGCGACGCCACCGACCAGCTGCGCACCAATGTGCAGAATACTGCGCGCCAGGCCTCGGGCGCGCTCGGGACGATCGGCGAAGCCGGCGCCGAGGCCAGCCGCGCCGTCAAGGCCGGTGCCGGTGAGGCCGGCAAGGCGCTCAAGGACCTGCGCGGCGACGCCGACAAGGCGGCAACCGAGCTCGAGGGCACCGGCCGGCGCATCCGGCAGGCGCTCGCCTTCGGTGCGGGTGCGATCGCCGCGGATCAAGCGTTCGGTGGTATCCGCAGTTTCATCACGGCCGGCGCAGACTTCGAGCGCGCCATGATCGGCGTGCGCAAGACCACCGATGCCACCGAGGCGTCGATGCACCGGCTCGGCGAGACGCTGCGGGCCCGTGCCAAGACGGATCTCCCGACGTCTGCCCGGGCTCTGGCGGAGATCGCGCAGGCGGCCGGCACCGTTGGCGTGCGCTCACGGCAAGACCTGGAGAGCTTCGTCGAGACCATCGCCAAGCTGGAGACGACATCCGACTTGCGCGGCGATGAAGCTGCAAGGGCGTTGGGTCGCATCCTGTCACTGTCGAAGGAAGATTATTCCGGCGTCCACAACCTGGCCGGTTCGATCACGGCGCTGGGAAACTCTTTTGAAGCCCTCGAGAGCGAGATCGCGAACAACACGGTCAATGTCGCGCAGAATCTGGCTCGGTTTCAGGGCGTGACCAGCGAGGTCGCGGCCGTCTGGGGGGCCTTCACGCGCTCGCTCGGCGTGCATCCGGAGCTGGCCGGGACATCTGTGGGCCGGCTGTACCAGGCCCTGGTCGAACCGATCGAGGCGACCGCCGCCTTCATGGAGCGCAGCCAGGCCGAGCTGAAGGCGTTTGCCCGCGCCGATCCGACGGCGGCGGCCAAGGAGTTCCTGGAGCGGCTGCGCGCTGTGGGCGACGATGCCGGCGCGGTCTTGTACACGCTGGAGCTGCGTGGGCAGGAACTGGCACGGACGCTGCCATCGTACGCCGCCAATTACGAGAAGCTGCTCGAGGCGTTCGAGGTCGGCCGCGACCACGGCTTGGGGTTAGTCCGGCCGGCCAAGCCAACCCCGGACCACGGCGCGCTCGATCGCGAGTTCGCGATCTTCAGCGAGGCGTTGTCGACGCAAGCCAAGCTGCTGTCCAATGCCTTCGGCGATATCGGCCTCGAGATCACCGACCGGCTGTTGCCGGTACTCAAGGACGCCGTCGGCGAGATGCGGTCCCTCCTGGCCGACACCAACGCCGTTGTCGACAGCATGGCTTGGGGTTGGTCCGGCCGGCCAAGCCAACCCCGGACCATCGCCACCGGGGCCGCCGTGGTCGGCACCGTGCTGGCCGCCCGCACCGTGGCTTGGGGTTGGTCCGGCCGGCCAAGCCAACCCCGGACCATGCGCGCCGGTGGGCGGGTGGTCGGCGAGCGGGTCGGCGGCGTGCGCGAGCGGCTGCAGTCTGAGGCCGCCGATCGCCGACAGCGGGCGGCCGATTTGGCGGCTCTGCGCGCCGAGCGAGATCGAGCCGCACGGGCCTTGACGGAAGCGCGCGCCCGCACGCGCATCGAACAGAACGAAGCGGCCGAGCGGCGGCGGGCGGTGGAGCGGGCGCGGCAGGCGGGGCCGGACGTTGACTTCGGTCCGCTCCAGAAGCAGGCGACCGGCTACGACGCCGTACAACGCCAGCTGCGCCAGCGCATCGAGGCGGACGAACGATCGCAGCGGCTCGCTGCGGATTTGGCCGAGCAGGAGCGGATGCGCGACGCCGCACGCCGCGATGCCGACGTGATGCATCAACGCCTCGAGGCCGAGATGATGCGCGGCGAGCAGGCGCGCATGTCGAGCCGGGAGGCAATGCGCCAAGCCTGGCTGATCGCCCGCCAGCGCGCGACGCTGGCTGGAGAGCGCGGAACGCCCGCGGCCGGTGTGCGCGTGCCGGAGGCCTTTCAGGATGCTCTTCGGCGCGGTGCGCGCCCGGTCGCCAGTGCTGACCTGGACGCCGCGGTCACGGCTTGGGGTTGGTCCGGCCGGCCAAGCCAACCCCGGACCAAGGCGCGCCAGCGCGCTCGCCTGGCGGAGGAAAGCGTCGCGCGCCAGCGGGCGCAGCTCGGGCAGACGGTGACCGAGCGCCTCGATTTGGAGCGTCGGGCACGCGAGAATGTCCGCGCCAATAGTGTAGCGATGAAGGACCTGGGTCAAACGATCCGGAGCCAGGTCGAGATCGAGCGCGCGGCGTTGGAAATGGCACGCCAGCGCGCGCAGATCGCCGGCGATGGCGCGGCCAGACCAACCGCTGTGCTGCGCCGGGTGCCCGAAGCCGTGCGCGACGCCGAGGCGGGGCAACGGCCGGCCAGCGACGCCATGGTTCGGGGTTGGCTTGGCCGGCCGGACCAACCCCAAGCCATGGTTCGCCAGATGGCGCGTGCGCGCGAGCGCATGGCCGATCTCGATGCGATGATCGAGACCCAGCAGCGTGAACTGGAAGCGGTGCGGCGCAGCACCGGCGTGCGCGGATTGGCCCGGCGCGCCGGCGGCGAGGTCGTGGACTTCCTGGGCGGCCCGATCGGGGTCGGGCTGACCGCCGCGGCGGCCGCCTACGCGCTGCTGATCGACAAGCTGTCGGCGGCCGAGAAGGCGCAGCGCGCGCTGGCCGAAGCCGATGCCGCCTACCGCGACACGGTGACCGCCACGGCCGGCAGCGTGCGCGACCTTGCCGAGGCGATCGACGGGCTGTCGGCGGCGGAGGCTTCGCAGGAGCGCGACCGGCTGCGCAAAGCACTGGCGGAGACCGAAGAGGCACGTCAGGCGTCGCGCGACCTGCTCAACCACATCGCCAATGACCTGCGGGGTGAAGCGACTTCGATCTGGGACGAGTTCTTCGTTGGCACCAATGAGGCCAACCGGCGTCTGAGCGCGCTGATGACGGAGCTGCGCGCGGCGACCTTCGAGGGCGCGCCCCTCGAGGCGCTGGTTCAAATCAAAGACGAAATGATCAAGGTCGCCGAAGAGGCCGGCCTGTCGCGCGAGGCAATCACCGAGTTTGGCGCGGCGATGGCGCGCGAGATCGAAAACTTCACCTCCCTCGAAGGGCGCCTGGAGCGGCTGCGCGACGGCCAGGCCCAAGTGCGTCAGCGCATCGCGGCGGTGCAGCGGCAGGAGGCGGCGGCGGCGGAGCAGGCCGCGCACCGTCAGACGGAGGCGGCGGGACAGGTCGGCCGTGCGGCAGCGCAGGCGGCGTTGGCGCAGCAG